ATAGCTACTTCTCTATCTAAATCACTCATTGTTCTATCTCATTTCCATACTCATCCATTGGTACATAGTTACTAGTGTAACCTGCCCTAGCATCTCTTTGTAGCATAGCGCCATAAGCGTTTCCATCTGATATCTGGCAAGAACCATAGCCCACATACAAGGTAGCAAAGTCTTTACCGTCTGCTGCGTGTGGACCAAACCTGTTCTTGACTACTGCTATCTTAAGTTCGCCCTGACTTGGGTTGTATCCAAGAGTTAGGATCAACGCTGGTAACTGGCTTACCTTACCGTGAATAGCACGACGGGCAGGTGGTTCAGTCGGACTTCCATACTCTGACTGCTCAGAGACGTGGTGCAGAACTAATACACAGGCTTCTGTCTTACGTGCCATATCGTGCAGCTCCATCATAATCGCACGTAAGCCTGCCCATTCATTATCAGTCTCTGCTGCCACATTCATCAAGTTATCTATGATGATTAACTCTGGAGCAATTCCGTATAACTCCACATATGCTCTGATCTCCAACTCGATATCATCAAGTGATGGACTGGAATCAAAGACCCACTTAATATGTCCTAACTTACTAAGGTGGTGGTTGTAGTAGTTGCTATCGTTAGATAAGTTCTGTTCAACGTTAACCTGATTATGACCTGATAGGTGTGCTGCACTACGCATCATCACTGTAGTCGTATCAGTATCTGCTGAAAAGAATAACGCTGGCACGCCAGCCTTGATTGCGTAGATAAGTGCAAACATAGACTTACCAGCGTTAGGAGCTGCAGCTACCATACAGACCTGTCCCCTACGGAACTTAATCTGCTTGGCTGCTAAGCCACTCCATACATCAGGCAAAGGCGTTGCTTTAGTGAGCACAGTTCCCCAGGCTCTATCTAAACTAAGCAACGTCTTCACCTCTTAGAGTTATTTTGTTTTGTTTTCTAATGGCTTCACGTTCTTTAGGAACTAACCCACCCCAAATACCGTGAAGTTCTTTTTTAATTCCCCACTCAACGCACTCAACCTTGTGAGGACAAGATTGGCAGATGGACTTTGCCATTGCCATCTCTACAGTATTCATTGACCCATCGGCTTTTTCCGGAAACCAAAAGTCACCTCCTACTTGAGCGCAGCTGGGGTTCTCATAGAACCTCGGCTCGCGCATTCAATCAACGAATCCAGATTGTGTCGCACTTTTCTGACTTCGGTAATTCCTTCGGTCCTGCACACATAAAGCCCTGCCAAGGACCCTTTTCTCCAACGCCTGAACGGAAGTTCATCTGTCCGTGACGGCACATCTTCACTGAAGGATCTGATGATGCTGCCACTGGTGTTGCAGCAAATGATGCTTGGATGTTCTGTACTGCTGTTGCAGTTACTCCACCTGATAGTTCTACTGATGTTGACTTAATCATTGTTGCAACCATTGCAAGGTCTGTAAGACCTGTCTCAAGATCCTTGACATCTGTTGCATATAAATTGATGAGTGTTCCGTCAGCTAACTTGTAGTTGATTTGAAACTTTGTGTTCTCGTTTGCAGCCATTTACTTTCCTCCACTGTGTTTGATGTTTAGTCTTACTGATTCGTTACCAATAATCTTGGGAACAAACCCTAGAAGTTTCTCAACCTCTTTTGCATTAACTGTCTCACGACCTTTGACTGTTGTCCAACTGATTTCTACGCCACTTGCAGTAACTCCGGTACTACCTTCAAGGCTTGCCTTGTAAGAGTCTCGCTCTTTTTCCAGCTCCTTTATCTTGCGGTCTAACTGTAAGTAATGCAGTGCGTGCTTGTCAACTTCTTCGTCCTCAATCACCACTTCACTAAGGACGATACGTTCTTTTTTTAATCCAGTACAACCCATCTCACCAGATGCGTCATAGTACTGGCAGTAGTCCTTACAGAAGGACTCATCCTTCTCAGGCTCTGGCAGTGTCTCTGAAGCCTTTACAGATGCCAACCAAGCAAATGCTTCAAGGGCCACAGCTTCATCGTATGCCTCGCTATGTACCTTTACATCCTTCTCGTTACCGTCCCTTGCTATTGCTACAAGGTTGACAGTCTTAACTTCGTAACCATTCTTAGACAGCAAGTAGCCATAGACCTGCACCTGCCAACGCTGTTGCTTTGATGGGAAGTAACTAAGGTTCTTAATCTTAGAAGTCTTCCAGTCAATGACTGCGCCAGTACTAGGTACAAATAAATCTACGTGTGCTTTCATATCACCGAAGGCAACTTCAGTTTCTACTAAGTATTCTTTACCTTCAGGATCAAGTGAACCTATAGCATCTTCGATAGCTGCGTGTATGGCAGTACCCATAATGGCAGCCAACTTAGATTGGTTCTCATTGGTATGTGGTTGTGCATTCAGTCTGTACCAGACCTTGCGCTTACATCCACCTATCTCTGATGGACCCACTTCAGTCTGCATACTTCTATCACGAGAAGCGTCCTTGGCGTGTAGTACGTGCAGTAATAGTTCCTTCGGATCTTCTATCGCCATCTTCGGTCATCTCTCCATTGAAGCCAAGCATCAAAGCCATATGCGGTGACGAAGCCAATCAAGAATGTAACTCCACAATAAGCAATCAACTCTTTCATTTGTAAACCCTTTCCTGTACTACTACTTGTATCGGTGGTGATGTGTTGATATCTAAGATGGATGCAATCTGCACTGCCCTCTCAGCTACCACACTTGCTGTGAGAACCTTATTGTAATTCTTAGGTGGCAAGGAATACAAGTACCCAAGAGCATAATTTCCACCGGAGCCTGCCGCGAATACCCCACGCTCAGATGTGTTAAAGGAAAGGTCACCACCAATAGAGAACAGGTTGCCATTGAACCCGATAAGGAACGAGAAGTTCATCTCCTTGTTATCTATCTCATAGTTACCTTCTTTGAAAGCAGCTGAGATACTAGGCAGTACCTTCCCACCCATAAACTTCGTTGGGTTCTCACCACGATAGAGCGGTGGCTTCCACGAATAGGCGAGGATATCTCCTGGTCGTGAGTCACCAGTAAGACCGAGTAGATACTTACTCGTGTTGACTATCTTAGGAGTTTCTATTGAGATGATGCGTTGATCTCCGTCAGTTATCTGCGAGTCTGCCGCGAATACTATGAAGTCGTGACCTTGGATACCTACGAGAGTTGTCATACTCGTCATCATATCACGGCGTGTCGTAAGACACATTACTAAGGTTCTCGTGTGTATACTACGAGCCGTGAGGCGAGTAAAGCAGACAGGGCGCCCTTTGAGGGCGCAGCAGACGGACAGTACCGTACTGCTAGTCCGGCTCCGTCTACCAACCCTGCCAAGAATGAAGCACAGAAACCCACTACGTGGGTTACCACAGGTCACTGGAGCCGATTTGCGGGACTTAGGACCCATCCACGTGTGTCCGTGTGGCTCCCAAGTTTTCAACGCTATGGTGTCCTTTGATGACTTCGAGCTAGTTTGGTACTTCTTAGACGGAACCTGCACAAACTGTGGCAATTTAGTAAAACTACCTTGTCCTGTAGATCGTGATGAAGCACAGACTTTCGGAGATTGATGAAGAGTCCAGGACTGGTATCTGCTCAGTCTGTGGCCCTATTAAAATTAAACTCAGGGACGCAAGGATGTCTACAGCTACCAGTAGATTCAGATGCTTTACGGTTTACAGACGCAACATCATTAAGAGTCAGTACCCCTACGCAGTCCACAAGAAGGACTACTGCGAGCACTGCGACTTCAGGCCAGTCCACATCAGTCAGCTCGACGTGGACCACATTGACGGAAACAAATGGAACAACGACCCGTCTAACCTACAGACGCTATGTGCAAACTGCCACCGCCTCAAGACACACTTGAACAACGATAGTAACTCTGGTATATTTTAATTGCTTGGTGTTATGTGTAAACACTAAAGCTCCTAGCAAGGCCCCTGTAACCGACTAACTACAGGGGCTTTGTGCTTGCCACAAATGCAAAATAAGCCCCCACCCAGGATTTCTCCTGAGTGAGGGCTGTTGCCTCGCGCTTATGGGCTAATTACTTAGACCCACGACCAAACTCTGTAGCCTTTGGGTCAAGCCACTTAAGGACTGGACCTGCTACCGCAGCCAAGGCTGCGTAGGCAAGTGTCTTTGGATCTGTCTCACCTGCAAGATAGAGAGCGATTACCGCTGCTGCTCCTGCACGTAGATATGTTGCGAGTACTGCTTTTGTCTTTGCGTTCATTTGGCTTCCTTCTTCTTAGGTAATGGCTTTACTGCTGCCTTTACTTTATTGATTGCTTTCGCCTTTGGAACCCAAGGGAACCAAGGTGAGGTGTCATCTCCACACTTCTCTTTGATTGAGATGTGAAGATGTTTCTTGTGTAGGTTGCTACCGGTGTAGTCACGGTTACCCTTCTCAGGTGACCATATCTTTCCGTTGAATATTAAATACTTAACGCGCTTATCTTGCTGTAGTTTGATGAAAGCAAAGGCGCAATCAACTCCATTGACAGGATCGTGAGTAATGTCTACTGCATAACCTGAGTTATGGTCAGAGTTTGGGTTCTGATGAACGTGTGCCTTACTAGGCAATAGTCCATCACTTGCCTTCTTGCGTTTAGGAAAGTGCGCTGTTGCTTGGCGTAGTACTGCAATAGCTGCAGGTGTTGCACGCTTTGCTAGTGGAATCATTACTTCTCCGCAATCAGTTTGTATAGGTCGTCAATGCGTTGTTCCATACGGTTCATAGAATCTTTTATCGAGCTGCCACCATTGGGTTTAAGTTCGTTAAGGTAGTGCTTGACCATCCATTTGACGGCGCCAACGAAGCCACCAAAGATTGTCATTACTGCAACAGCAACTGTTGCGTAGTCTTGTGTCTGCATTAGACCGTCCTAATGGTTACTAGAAGTGTTCCACCAAACCCAGAGAACCTTTTATCCTCTGGTGTCTTATTCATAAAGTCCATCTCTTCGATGATACCAAGGTATGACTCACCTGTTCTCATATCCTGAACGCGGATAGTGTCACCAACATTTTCAACTGCTTCTAGTTGTGACATACGTTCGTATGCGGATCCTTCGTAGCCAATCTCATTACCAAACTTGTCACTCTCGTGGTCATAACAGAAGACCGGATACTGAATTAGGCGCTGACGTGGAACAGCAGGTAGTGACTTCAACTGGTAGCCAGTAAAGAGTGGACCCTTAGTAACATCAGTTGTTGAACGGCTTAAGGTAAATCTAAAGCCTAGATATTCCTGTGCTGTTGTTGGGTAGTTAACGTTAATCTCTGGCACAGTCTCACCTTGTGAGAAGGTACCAATACGGTACTCGGTATCTACTGAGTCAATAGAATCAATATTGATGCCACCATTAGTAGTATCAATACGAGCTTGCATCAGTTTGTAAATCTTAGTCTCAAGTGTGTTGTAGCGGATGTAACCAGTACGCAGGTAGCCAGATGCTACTAGGCTGGTAGTTGATTCAGCCCATACGTTATTGCCATTAGTAAATGCTGCTCGGTCTGAGTTACCAAAGAAGGCTACCTGTGATGCAGTAGTGGTAGTGCCTGCAGCAATTAGGTCCCACGCCCAAGGGAAGAAAAGGGAGTTGGCAATAACTATGCTTGATAGATCAACACGGACTAGCCCTGCTTCGCCATCCACCTTAGTTGCAAGGTAGGCATAGCTATCTCTGAAAGCAATAGAGTTACAGGCAGCATCTCTAAAGAGAAGCGGTCCATACTGGATGTTTCCAGTGGCATCAGAGATACCAACTCTAAATCCTAGATTGGTAGCAAGGACTGCATATGTACCAAGGTATACATCAAAGTCATTGATGCGTTCACCGTCTGGCATATCAATAATAACGGTGGGTGTTTCTAGTGTTGGGAAACCTAAAGAGTTGCTATTTGTTGGGTCTAAGGCAATCTTAAATACAGATGATGAAGTACCGTTGGGATCATAGCCAGAGATGTAGATAGCCTGTGGTCCTTCAGAAATACTAGACCATACCCAGTTAGCATTAGGATGGGTGTATAGAGCAGTAGGTAATCCAGTAGAAGAAGTTCTTGTAGCATCTAATTCATAGATAACATTGCCAATAGCAGCAATAAGGCGCTGCTTTACATAGCGTATTGTGGCACGAGTAGTACCAGAAGCGTTATAGATTTCAGCATCGGCAGGTGTAGCACCAACTGAGCCTTTATGAACGTGAGTGCCATTGATAAAGAAATAACTGGTACCGTTGGTAGTAAGGCTATAGATAGTTGATGCAGTACCAGCCTGAGTAATAGTTGTAGCGCTTCCAGCGCTGGTAATTTTCTTTAGCGCACTGCCATCTGTAACAAAGATACAGTCATTGGTCCCATCGTTGACACCAATCAACTGAGCAGGGGCAGCTCCAGCATAGAAGCTGGCTGTGTCATTGAGTAGGGTCGCTTGTCCTCTAGTCCAGATATCTATACCTTTAGATTCTGTGTACTGAAAGCGCAGTGACTCTTCCTGGATAGGCTCAAAATACTTAATCCCCGCTCCGAAGTGGAACGAGGATTGACTTCTAACCCACCAACCGGTGAGCGTCTGCTCACCAGGTTCACGAGTCTGGTCAATCTGTTGCTTACGATACTGAGCAGTTACACGGCGATAAGGTTGTTCATCAGATGCTGCAAGAAAGAATGGCAGAGCAGAGAAAGCCACATCATAGGCAGGACCTGTGGGAGTGTATGAAGTAGATCCCGCAGGGTTGGAGAGGGTATACGGGATTCCCTCGGTAATATCATCGCCGTATGGCATCTACACTCCTTTAAGTTGGCATAAAAATATGAACAGTTTAGAGACTTGTTCAGGTCTATAAGATTAAAAGTTAAGCAGGTAGTTCTACTTCAACCCAAGATAGGGTTGGTTCGTCCCACTTAAATGCTTTGCCTTCTTCTACTGGCATTGGAGTTGGGGCATTCCATAGGTAAGTCTCAGTATCTAGTACCCAAGACTCATATGGTTTAGGCGCTGCAAATCCAGTGCCATCCCAAGAGTATCCAATACCTGCATAGTTTTTATGCAACGGTGTTCCACCTAATGTGTGAACATTACCGATTGTGTTATAGGAAGTCTTAATCCATTCACCTGTGTAACGATCAGGGTTTGCTTGCAAGAAGTCATCCTCAACCACGTTGACCTGAGTAACAATTCCGTTTTCTACTTTAGCCCAATGTGCCATTTATTTATCCTTATCTTCGCCATAAAGCGTTACTGTGTTTACTAACTTGACATCTCGCTTAGTCATAATGCCACCCTTTTCGTCAAGTTGTGATTTGGCTGTGGCCTCATCATCTGCGATGACGTGTACCAACATATTGACTTCAAAACTGAAGCACTGAGTTGGTTTGATTTCTTTAATCTTAGTTACGTTGGTCATAGTGTCTCCTTATGCTGGGTATCGAATAATAACTATACCAGAGCCACCATTACCTGCTTTGTAAGCGCCAGAACCATCTGAACCTTGTCCACCTGTACCAGTATTTGCTGAACCATCTGAACCTGCTCCAGAACCAAAAGTCTTAGTACCGCCACCTGTTGAATAAGTAACAGATGAACCTGAATAAGAATTTGCTGTTCCAGAACCACCTGCTCCTGATGTCGTTGCAGTTCCATTACCACCCACACCAGATGCTCCACCGCCGCCACCTGCCCCGCAAGTTCCAGCTACAGAACAAACACCACCATTGTTTCCTTGAGATGGGCTTGTACTTGGTGTATTACCTGTTCCAGCACTAGAAGCATTATTATCTGCGCCAGTTCCACCGCCTGAACCACCATTAACTCCGCTTTTCCCATAACCACCACCACCGCCACCGCCTGCTGAAGTGATTGTGCTAAATACTGAATCAACGCCCGATGCACCAGTTGGATATGGAGAACCACCAGCAGCGCCTGCACCGCCAGCACCAACAGTGATTGCATAAGTTTGGGCAGTTACAGAAAATGATGTTGCAGTTCTAAATCCACCAGCTCCACCGCCGCCACCTGCTACTCCGCCCCCAGCACCACCAGCGACAACTAAATAGTCAGTAGTTAATGATTGGTTTGGTATGAAGTTTCCATCGGAAGTAAATGTGTGAACCCAGTTGCTACCTACAAGGGTGATTGTTCCACCAGTTGCTTTAGGAGATGTTGTTCCTGTATAAAAAACTCCGTCAGAAGTAAACGTGTGGTAATAATAACCGCCAGATGAAACTACTGTTCCACCAAGTGCTTGTTGAGTAGCAGATAAATAACGAGCAATAACAATTCCTGAACCACCAGCTCCACCATTAAG